TTATAACCAATGCAAATCGATTATTTCTGCATCTTCGAAGTTCTCAAACACCAACCAACGAACAGCGCTCGCGTTTTTCACTTTCCCTTTGAACTCAGTTAGTGTCTTGCCGTTTACTAAAATCAATGCTTCAAACTTCTTATTCATTTCTTTCAGCTCCTTTCTTGTATCCCTCTCTATATATAATATACAATCTCATTGATTTTAAATCAAGTAACGCACTCGAAAAAGGCTATTTTATCATTCAAAAGAATAATAGAACAGCCTTTCGCTATAAACGTTCATTTGAAATAAATCTCTACGTCTTTATCGCGGATCACAATTCTTTCTATTATACGTTCCAAGACTTCTCGCAACGTGTCCTTGTCTAGCGCACCCCAATCTATACCGTCTAACCATTGGTAGCTTTCTACAGAATCAGCCGCTTGCATTCTCATCCTTTCTAACTGCTTTGCTAACTTGTCGCGCGACTTATCAAGTTCTCTCGACTTCTTGTTAAACATTTCGTTATCCAAGTGTTCATTTAAATATAAATCAAGCAACCGTTCTTTTTGTTTATCAATAGTAGCAATCTTATTTTCGACTGGTTTAAAATCGAACGCGCGCTTTTTCGCCTTGTGCTTTAATGGCAAGCGTTTCACTTGTTCCATAACCGCTTGTTCTAATTCGTCAACTCTTATATGCGGCTGTTCGCACGTTCTGCCGTGTTTTTGTTTATACTTCCATGTCCTAGCGTTGCAGCGATAATAGGCGCGTCGATATTCTTTGCCGTTGTGCTTTGATCGGCTTTCATAAGCGCTACACCGTTCGCCACACTTTCCACAATAGATAAGTCCTGATAATAAATAAGTGCGCTTAAACGGCAAACTAGACGCCCTAGCGTTCATTCTAGCGTTTGCTTTCTCAAATAATTCCTTGCTAACAATTGGCTCGTGTTGTCCGTCAAACGTTTCGCCGTTGAATTGTATCTTGCCAATGTAAACAGGGTTGGCAATTCTGCGTCTAATCGTCGTATCGTACGTGTTAAATTTTTTCGCTACACTAGAAACGCTTTTTCCGTTTGCGATCATTTCAAACATTGCTAATACTTCGTCAGATTCGTTTTTAAAACGTTTTAACTCTCCGTTTTCTACGTCATAACGATATCCAAAAGGAATAATTCCGCCGCCATGATGAAAACCTCTTTTTGCTCGATGAGCGCGTCCAGAGAAAAGGCGTTCTGTGATGTTATCTCTTTCTAGTTGAGCAAATACCGATAACATCCCGACCATCGCGCGTCCAAAAGAAGAGGTTGTGTCAAAACTTTCCTGCAACGAAACAAAAGCGACGTTGTTCTTAAGGAAAACATCTTCTATCAAATACATAGTATCTTTTTGTGACCTACTCAAACGGTCTAAACGATATACTAAAACGCAATCAAGTGCATTATTTTGCGTGTCCTCGATAAGTTGCTTCAAGCCCGGACGTTCTAACTTTGCACCAGATTGCGCCGCGTCGACGTATTCTTTCACTACTGCATAATCTTTTGCGCTAGCAAACGACCGCAACTTTTCCAATTGCACCTTAATAGAATAACCGTGTTTTTCTTGTTCTGCCGTCGAAACCCTCACATATAAGCCTGTTCTCACGACTTCACCTTCTCTTTCAAATAGTAGGGCGTACGATCATCCGTTAAACCGATCAAATAATCAGAGCTAACCTCGAACAACCTTGCTAATATGCGCAACTCTTTTGCACGTGGCAAGTTTACGCCCGCTTCCCACTTCGCCACCGTTGAATGCGTGCCGCCAACAACCTCGGCAAGTTCCGCTTGCGTCATGTTCTTTTCAATACGCAGCCTTTTATACCTTCTACCTAAGTTTTGCATTTTCTATTCCTCCTATTTTAAAAATGATAGTATATTTTACACTATCGCTTTCCTTGTTACAAACTAACCTTATATTTTATTTGATTTAAAGTCAAACGGCAAGCCTTAATTTCTTAAGAAATCTTAATAATTTTAATTGTGAAAAGTTGAGTTTATCCCTTGACGATTGATTTTAAATCAATTAAACTATGGTTGCAAAGTTGATTGATATTAAATCAAAGGGAGGGAAAAGCCTATGGTTACAATCGGGAAAGAGATTAAAAGACGTAGAATAGAATTAGGATTTACTAAAGAAAGGATGGCAGCCGTTTTAGATTCATCTTTAACGAGTGTTGATCTATGGGAAAAAGGAACAATAGTCAAAAGTGATAGAGCGCAAGAAATTAGCTGGTTTTTACATTGCAAAGTGAGTGAAATCGCTTATGAACGCGCTTAATATCAAATGTTTCGATCGTTTCGGCAGTGAAATAGACGTGTCAAGTTATCAGCTTGATGAAGAAATCACAAGCGAAATTTTCCTTATATTAGACGAAAGGATGATAGGCCATGACGAAGAAAGAGAAAGACTTGTTCATCAAACTAATTAAAGAAAAGAAAAACGCTTTAGTAGAACAGTGACACGATTTATTAAGAGCGGGAGAATTAACGGCGAATCGTTCCGGCAAGATCGACGCCGAGCTAAAAGAATTATCCGACACGTTGCAACATCTAATTATCGGAGTGCGATAACATGGTGGACTTGTTCTTATTGTTAGCAAGCATCTTACTAATTTATACGATTGAGACTAAGGAGGAAAAACGATGATTATCAAATATGACCTAAGCACAGAAGGAATTAAGAACTTTGAACACGAACATTTACTGTATACGATCGATGAAATGTTAGCGATGGACAACAAGCGACGTTGGGCAGAATTGACAATTATTACACATTTTGAAAATTGGATGGAAGACGACAAGAAAGTTAATACAGCACAAACTCTTATGTTTTTGATAGAGCTAGATAAAGGTTGTTTAGATTGCCCATTTAGTCACAACAAAATCTTCATCGAACAGTATTTCATTGTAAAGTGGGCGCGCGAGGGTATGGCTACTACCAGAATTGCAAAAAGAACGCGTCGTGACCCTAACACGTTACGTAGAATTTTAAAAGCGTACGGCGTTAAACAACGAGCGACAACAGCGCCAAAAACTGTGATAGTAGTTACTCACGATCGCCAACGGATAGAGTTCCCAAATGCTCAGCAGGCGGCGGAATCTGAGTGGTGCGACATTACAGCAAACTCTTTACGGGCACGTTTAGCAAAAGCCGGCAACTACGCCAACAATAAAGCGCTTTTCTATTATGAGGAGGACGAAGACAAATGGAACGGATTGTATTACTAACAGTTATCGTTATACTAGGTTACGTCGTCGCTTTGGCATTGGACTATCGCGTCACTAAAAAAGAAAAAGAAGAAATGAGACGTTGCAAAAAGGTCGACAAGTATTGTGATTACGACGATAATTAATGCATAAACTTGATTTAAAATCAAAGAAAGGAAGATAAACATGCGAGAGGGAAAAACAGGCTATCACGATCACAAAGAATTTATTGATTTATCATCTGGTAAAGAACGTACGGTCTATTATTTCTACAACGTGGCAGAAGGGTTCTACAGTGTAATCGATGTTTTATGGCAAGAAGAAACTTATCGCATTTTTGATACGAAACACAAACCGACGTACGGACTCTGCGTGAACTTACAAAGCCGTTACGAATCTAATCGGCAAGTACTAAAGGCAATACCTTATCGTTACCGTGATAATTTTTGTGCAATGCCGTTTGATTCTATCCGACGCACGTTAGACGTATTGGGGTTTGAGCGTATCGAGGTTTGGGAAGATAACGCGAAAGCATGGACAGGGAAACCGTGGTCGAGAGAAATTGACCGCTACTAACTAAAAAAACTAAGGAGGAAAACATCATGCATACACAACAACAATTAAATTTTATCTGGGATTGCTATCAACACATGGCGGAGACTTTCAGACAACAAGTCACTTTTGTAGATTACGCGATCGGTAACTACGACGAATTTATTTGGTTTGGGGAGGAATCACGATGACACCTTTTGCAATGATAAACGGCGAATGTAAAGAAATAATGGTAGGCGTTACGGTTGACGGTCACATCGGCATAACAATCGATCCAGACCCGCTTGGCGCGACTTTTAGCTGGCAAACGATACGCTTAACGGAAGACGAAGCGAAAGCCGTACGCCGTGCGTTAATGACTGCAATTTCAGATAACAAACTTAGAAAGGATGAAGAATAATGCTTACATTTTTAGAAATACTTCTCATCTTACTCGGCGGGGTCGCTTTGATTGGTGTGGGTATTGAGGGGTTAATCGAGGTAGAAAAAACGGATAGTTTAGTTTGGGCGTTGGTGCTTTTCTTGTTAGCTATGATCGATATCGGCATTGGGATCACTGCTATCGCCGTACTTTTCATCTTATAAGGAGGAATCGACATGATATTTCTATTACTTTTACTATGTGGAATCACGATGGTAGGTTGCGGGGTATGGTTGATGGTGTCGATAAAAGACGCGAAAACTTTGTTAGATTGTTATTTTTCAGTGTTGACAGGTTTCTTCGGTTTGGAGTTCGGAATGTTATTAATTATCGCTAGTTTGATGACGTTATAGGAGGTAGAAAGATGAGTGCTTTTGTTGCAGTTGTTTTAGGGTTGTGTTTAGCAGAATTTTGGCATGGCGAATATGAGAACGCGAAATGTACCGCGTCGAGAGTTATTAGTCTGATCGGACAATATGGATGTTACATTTTAACTTTGCTTTATTTATACGTAACTCTAATTTAAGGAGTGAGCGTTATGCGTCGAAAAGTTTACGCATGTTACAAGGATATCGAACAAGAATTTGAGATTGACAAAGAAATAGAAGAGACACTACTTTGCTTGCTGAAATATTTCGGCGAAGTGATTATTGAAAGCGACGGCGCAATCTTATCTAACACAAAAGGTCATAACGTACTAGGGTTTATCAAGCCTAAGAACCTAAACGAGAAAACACGAACACGCCACAAATTCAAAGGACAAAAAGTTGCGAAATGGCGTTACAAACAAGAAACGGAGGGATGAAAATGGAAAAAACCATAGGAATGGTAGAACTACCAGAACACGCGGAAGCACTAGTTAGTATATGGGATGAAAACAAAGTTAATTTAAGTGTGTATAACATTGTGGACGCTGGAGCGGCGGTATTCATGGACGTAGCACAAGCAAAATTCTTAGTCTCATTGTTACAAGACGCAATCAAAGAAATCGAAGAAAAAGAACAAGAAGGCACGCCGTGGTATAAAACGAAAGGAGACAAATAACGATGATTACGAAAATTCTATTAGTGGTGGCAATCTTTATCATAACAAACCACGTCCAAAAGCGACGTTATCAGAAGAAACTAGACAACCTAACATTTTTAGGTATGGCAGTAAAAAGCAAGGACGAAAACGCACAAATCACGGTAGCAACTAGCGAAGGCATGTACGAAATGGAAACGGACAAAGAAATGTTTATCAAAAAAGTGAAAGCGGGCTTGAAGGAGGAAGTGTGATGGAGCGTGACATGTACGGCGGCTTGATACTAGATGATTACTACAGCGACTACGAGCAAAAGATTTGCCCAGACAACTTAGTAACGCATATGAAAGAATGCCTAGACGTTCGCTCTCCTTGCGACATTTTAGCGGACTTGATAGACATTTTCCCAGATGAAGATTACAAATACAACGACGAACTAGTGAAAGTGTTAGAACACGCAAAGAACGCAATCAAAGCAGAAATAAACACAGAACGCGATATTGCAGACTACTTACAATTGACATATGAAAGGGCGGATGCGGTATGACGGAGGTGTGGAAAGATATCGAAGGTTACGAAGGTTTATATCAAGTTAGCAACTTAGGGCGTGTGAAGAGTTTAGAACGCGTAACAATACGCAAAGACGGGAGAAAACTCCCTTGTCGAGAGAGAATTTTAAAACTCCAAACAGATAGAAACAGTTATTGTCAAATTCAGCTTTGCAAAGACGGGAAAATAAAAAATTATCGTATTCATGTATTAGTTGCGAAACATTTCATCGGAGAACGCCCGGAAAGTTACCAAGTGAATCATATAGACGAAAACAAAGCGAACAACGCGGTATTTAATCTGGAATACCTAACGCCGAAAGAAAACAGCAACCACGGTACACATAACGCGCGCGTGGCAAGAAACCATGAAAAAATAGTGTTAGCTACTTCTTTGAAAACGAAGCATGCGATGGTTTTCCGAAGTACAAAGGAAGGCGGACGCCACGGATTCAATCAAGGCGACATTGCCGCTTGCTGTCGAGGAGAACGCAAACAACATAAAGGCTACACGTGGCAATATATCTAGGAGGGAAACAATATGGAATTTTCACAAAACACAAACGAGATTTTTAAAGCGATGGCAAACTTTAGAACTAACTTAAAACAACCAGAAAAATCAGCAAAAAATCCTTTCTTCAAAAGTAACTACGTACCGTTAGAAGGCGTTGTATCAGCTATTGATAAAGCAATCGAAAACACAGGGTTGTCATATATTCAGAACACGATGAGCGAAGGGCAAGAAGTATCAGTGCAAACCGTAATTTTACACGAAAGCGGCGAATACATCATTTGTGATCCTTTGAGTATGCCGGCTTCAAAAGCAGAAGCGCAACAATTCGGAAGTGCATTGACATATTGCAGACGTTACAGCCTAGCTAGCGCGTTCGGTGTATGTTCTGATTTCGACGATGATGCGAATGATTGTAGTGGCGCTAACGCACCGAAACGCGCAAGTAAAACACATATCCAAACAGCGCGCATGAAAATCAATCAACTAGCCGAGAAACAAGGGCTATCAGCAGAAGAAGCAGAGCAAGCTATCCTAAAACATTTCAAAGTAAAAGGCAAACTAGACAATGTAACAGCCGAACAAATAACACAAATTTTGTCATATTTGAAGTCTGTAGAAAACAAATAAATAACGTAACTTGATTTAAAATCAACTTGGGCGGTGGAACTTTCCGCCGTCCTTTTTAGGAGGTTAGGACGTGGCGAACTTACTCTACTTAGCAAAGGTTAAAAACATAGATGGACGAGAAATGAAAGTAGAACTAGCCGAAGACTTGAACATCGAACGTTTGCAGACGGTTTATCACGGCTACACCGGCGCACGTTATTGTGAGTTGCGTTTTCTTGATCCTCGTTCTTTCTCTGTAGACCAACGCAAATACTACTATGCGTTATTAGGGGATATAAGCGCGTTTACAGGGCATTTGATAGAAGAAGTGGATGATAATACTAGATGGAAGTTTAAAGCTCTCACAGGGCGAAATATAAGCCTCTCAAACGGTTCTAACAATACGAAAGACGATGTAGTCTTATTGACAAATATCGCGCTCGATTTGGCTTTTGAGTTGAATGTATCACTTTCTAACAAGATACCGATCCCAGATAAGAATCTAGAGTACTACTTTTACAAGTGCTTAACTCATAGAAAGTGTTGCATTTGCGGCAAGCACGCGGACATCGATCACTTCGACGAAACTGTAGGAATGGGAAACAATCGGGATAAAGTGGACAAGACGAAGTTCACTTATTGCGCGTTATGCCGATCACACCACACTTTGAAGCACACCATCGGTTTAACAGAGTTTAAGAAAAGATTCCACGTATATGGTATTACGCTAAACGCAGAAACGATTAAACGATTGAACATCTAGGAGGTATAGGGATATGGAAAACAAGCCGAATTTTTATGCTATATTGCCGGCAACTGTGCGTTACGACGAACGATTGAATGCTATTCAAAAATTGTTCTATGCCGAAATATCAGCGTTAAGCACTAAGGAAAAACGTTGTTGGGCTACTAACAAATATTTCGAAGATGTTTTCGGCGTGTCTACTTCGACAGTTACGCGCGCACTAAACGGCTTAATCGATTTAGGATATTTGAAACGTGTGATAGTTTACAAAGACGGCACAAAAGAGATCGAACGCCGTTATTTATATATATGCGAAATTGCAAATACCCCTATCGTCGAAAGTGACGTTACCCCTATCGTCAAGAATGAGGAAGATAATAATACAAGAGAAGAACAATACAAGAAAGAACAATATATAGGCGAATCGCAAGACGATTACGCCGATAGTCGAGTTACAAAAGAAAAACAACTACAAGAAGATTTCGAGAAACTCTGGGAGTTGTATCCTAACAAAAAAGGCAAAACAGCAGCTTTCAAAGCGTACAAGCGAGCAATAAAAGACGGCGTGACAAATAAAGAAGTACAGACAGGCATTGTAGCCTACAAAAAACAAATCGCTATCAATCACACTGAAAAACAATATATAAAACACGGCGGAACATTCTTCAATCAACGTTGTTGGGAAGACGAAGACTTGAAAGAGATCGTTACCACGCCTAAGCAACAAGAAACAAATGGCAACTTTTCAGATATCGATCCAATGAATATGCAAGACATGTTTAAAAACAGATTCTAGGGAGGACGAACAATGTTATTACGAGGGACTATGCAAGATGTAGGGAACTTACTTAACTACCCTAAGCAACTGAATTGGTGCGAAATGAAGCCGGAATACTTTGAAACAGAGGAACTACGAGAAATAGTTTCCGCACTGATGAGCGTAGAAGATACTGACACGCTCTTACCTTTGCTAGACAAACTGAACGAAGGCAAAGACATTTTCGAAACAACGACGATTGACAAACTAGAAATGTTAAAAGGTTGCGACGATAGCGGCAAGCCTTACGTCTATGAACGCGTGCCATATTTCAAGCATGCTCACTATCAAGGGTTACTAAATGAAGCATGGCAAGAATACAATGCCAACAAAACTACAGCGGCACTAGCGAAAATAAAAGAGTATATGGGTGTTCTGGAAACGTGTTACATGCCAGAGAACGAAAGCACGTTAGAAGAACTGCAAGATAGATACCTAGCACGTATCAATGAAAAAGAATCGAAAGCAATCCGCACTTACGATTGGTACGATACAGAAACAGGCGGATTGAAACCGGGCGACTTAGTTGTTATCGGTGCGCGTCCGGCATGTGGTAAAACGCTCGTAGGTGTCGATATGAGCTTGCGAGTATTGAAACGGAATAAAGATGTAGCGGTAGACTTCTTCACGCTAGAAATGGAACAAGAACGCTTATTAGACCGTTTTGTATCTAGCGAAACAATGATCGATTCGAAATACTTTAATGATCCGTCAAACCTTACTAACGAGCAACGCCAAGAAATTGAACGAGTTTACAAGAGAATGGTCAATGAATACAAATTACGCGTGTTCGATTCACACGAAGGAACACTCAACAGAATGATCCGGCACATTAGAGAACGCGCTGAGTATGGTAAATATGTTGCTGTCATTGATTATATTGGGCTAGTGGACGTCGAGGGCGTAGGAAACTTCGAAAGTGCAACTCGCTTGAAAATCCAAAAGGCGACACGCGAACTTAAATTGTTAGCTAACGAGTTAGGGATTGCCGTGGTTGTTCTAGCTCAATTAAACCGAGCGAATGCACAGCGCCAAGATAAAACGCCGCTACTAACCGACTTAAAAGATTCTGGTAGTTTAGAACAAGATGCGACGCAAGTTTTGCTATTGCATCGCGCCGAGATCAATCATCCGCGTCCGGACGTCGACCCGCTTCGTGATAGTCCTAAATTGCTTATGATGTTAGAAAAGAATCGTGTAGGGCGTACAAAGAAACAAGAAATGTTCATGAACTACGCTTGTATGCAAGCAGTCGAATGGGATACACGAAAACTCGAAAGAACTTTTGATGAATATTAAGCAAAATAATTGATTTTATATCAAGTATTTTTATAACATAGGCGAAGATAAGGAAAGGGGAGAACGACATGAGGATCGAATACTTAGACGAACACGGAAGTCGACGAGTAGCCGAGGATAAAGACGGGCTAGAAATCATGTTAGTACAGAATGACAAGATCATCGTACGTTACGCAAAACCTAGTCGTAAGTTGCGTGCAAGAGTGGTAGACGGAAAAGTTGTGATGGAAGAAACGGAAAGTAGCGGAGTTGTTGAAATACCTGTTCTAAAAATTCTTCAAAAAATTAAGCAAAGTACTTGATTTAAAATCAACAACCCTTTATAATAAGGGTGTAATAAAGAAAGGGGCGAACAACATGTTAACGAATCTTAGTGTAGAACAGATGGGCTTGTTGGGTTGGGCAGAAAAACAGACGGAAGAAGCGAAACGTTTGGCGGAACAAGGAGGAAAATAATGAACGAACTACGTGCCTCTATCGAACACGACTTGCAATCTAAAGGACTAGCGAACGAGATAACTGGACTTTATCATTCCGTTATCGGCGCTTGCGGCGTGGTATTCATGACAACGAACTCGGATATTTTGGTAGCTGTATCATCGGCTAGATGTGTAGCAGAAACGAACGTGGTGGATAGATACGTCACGCAGTTGGAAGATATGACGGATGTATTTGTAAACTACATTCAGGAAGGAAGGTGAAAAAATGGACTTTGCTTCACGATACAGCGACGTCATTCTAAAAAAGATCATGGCAAAGATTCAAAAGGATAAAAAAGCAAAGGCGCGGGCTGAATTAGTTGAAACGGAAACAGCGAAAACGGGCGCAGGCGTCAGAACGTCGAGGCATTGGAAAGCCGCCGCGAATATCGAGTTTTATTACAAAGAGATTCAAAAAGGCTTCGAAGAAATGCGCGAGTTAGATAGGCAGACAGGCTGGAGCAAGAAGCTTTATCAAGATCGTTTTAAATTCACGGAAAAATACAAAGAGATATTAGACGAATACATGGAGGGTGGTGGAGCGACGAAAGGAGCAAAACAATGAAAATAGAGTTAACCGAACTAGAATTGTTGCACATCCTTGCGATGTTAGACGCTAACAAAATCGAGGAAAACAAAGCACATGCTAAATTTATACGCAGTTTAGAAACAGGCTTGATAGATAAGTTACCGCGTTTGCCAGAAAGAAGCGAGTTAACGAAAAAAATAGCTGATTTAGACACACTTACGGTGTATGAGAAGTTCTTAGAAGCAGCGAAAGAGTTGAATTTAGTCGCGATAGAATAGCGAGGCGAAAATTATGCTAAAAGGCACGATAAACGGAAAGGAGTATTTGGCAATACTAAAAGAGAACGGCTTAGTACGTAGCCCGACCGTTCGCATTTTAGAAGAACAGATAGCGATACTAAACAGGCATGCAGAAGAAGCTATGAAGCGTGGAGACATCAAAGGGGCTAGTGAACTACAGCAATTAGCTGAGACGACAAAGTGGGAAGCGATAGAACTTGCAGAGGTGGAAAAAGCGCAAGGCTATTCGTTCATAACGGACTGACACCTCACAGAATCGATTTTAAAGGGTCTAGCGTTCGATTTAAGGCGGTTCAAATTGTTTTAGGTGTAATTTTATCCGCGAAAGGGGCAAAATGGAATGAGTGAGATTTTAGAAGGTAATTATAAAATGAATAAGTTTCCGATTGGTAGTTTGATAGAACGATCTTCGACCTACTTTACGCCGAGAATAGTTCGCTTAGTCGTAGATTTTGAAACGACAGCCGACGGCGTAGGGATGTACACAGTGGAATACGTCGGCGATTTGAAGGGAATAAAGTCAGTGTTCACGCAAGAATATGTTGAAAGCGAGTATCATCTGAAAGAAGGCGAAGAGGATGAAAGTTGACAAAGGAGACGAGGTTGTTTGCAATTGCGAAGTGTGGGGTATTATCGAAGAAATTGGCGTGGTATCTAACGTTTTAGAGGGCGCTAAAAACAAATACGTAGTAGACCTTGACGATGGTTATAGCTATTTATTGCGAGAAAACGAGGTTAGAAAACTGTAGCAACTTGATTTAAAATCAATAAATCGTTATTTTTAAGGAGGAATTTAATTGTTAAACACTGTTATTTTACAAGGTCGATTAACGAAAGATGTAGAGCTGAAACAGACGAGCGCAGGCAAAGAGTTTGCTATCGTTTCGATCGCGGTACAACGTAGTTACAAAAACCACGAAGACAATTACGATACAGATTTCTTCGATGTGTTGTTTTCAGGAAAACAAGCGGAAAGTGTAGTGAAGTTTTTTCATAAGGGTGAAGCGATTCTTATCGAGGGTTCTGTACAACAAAAACGATTCACAGACAAAAATGGCAACAACCGAACTACTTATAACATTGTAGCGAACAAATTTCACTTTAATGCAGGCGCACAACACCAAGAACCACGACAAGCACCGCAACAAACGAATCTAGGGGTTACACCACAAGATAGTCATCCGTTCGGCGGTACTGATATAGATATCAGCGACGACGCATTGCCGTTCTAAGGAAAAAGGAGGAATCAGCGTGGACTTATACGCAATCGAAATCAGAAAGTACAACAGCAGACAAAAACGTTATGTTTCGTATTTAGGTAACGATATGCGCGAGGCAATTAATAAGCTCCGCGCTGAGTTCCCTGAACATGTATGGATCATTGAAGACGCGAAGCTGATAGTTAATTACAACGGTAGGAGGTAAACGAATGAAACACCTGCTAATCGAAGGCGAACTAACCGCTTTGAATGAATTTATCAACGCGGAAAGACGCAATCGCTATATCGCGGCTAAGATTAAAAAGGATGAAACGGGATATTGCCAAGATGTAGCAGAAAAAAGCAATTTAAAATTACAAAAAAACGACTTTCCTTGCGCGCTAATAATAACATGGTACGTCAAAAATAAACGCAAGGACGCTGACAATATCGCGTTTGCGAAGAAATTTATCTTAGACGGATTGGTAGAAGCTGGCGTATTACCGAATGACAATCGAAAGTATGTGCAAGGGTTCGTAGATATCGTGAAAGAAGATAAGGAGTGCCAACGTATCGAAATTACTTTTGTGCCAATTGAGGTGCTAGAAGAATGGATAAAAAGTGTTTGTTAGAAGTGTTGGAAGGTATGCATGAAGGTTCGTTGCACAAGGTAAACAGGACGGAAGACGATTGGCTAAACGGCTTTCATGCCGGTAGGATGCACGTATGTGAAATTATTATCGAATTAATCAAGGAGGAAGAGAAATGAAACAACTAGAAATCATTGAAGAAAACGAAACAACAAGAATCAAAACCATTACAGAGGAACTGACGAAAGAAGACGCCTTGCTTATGTTGTTAAATGCGTATATAAGGGTTTGCGATGCATACGACGTAGACGCGATTGAATTACTCGTAAGCAATATGTAACCAACGAAGGAGGAAGAGAAATGAAAAAAGAAATTATTATCACTTATGAAGGATCAAAAACGGGTATGCACATAGAGAACGCGAATGCGGGCGAAATGCTTATCATGTTAACAGAGGCGCTGTCAGGAGTTTGCGATGAGTTAGGTGTGCCATATGAGCAAGCAATCGAAATAGCTCGCAGAATGGAAAAAGAAGGCGAATTGTGGGAAGGGGTAGTGCGATGAAAGAAATCAAAATAACATTCGATAGCGAAGTTATAAACACGCAAGCAGAAGAAATGAGTGGACGCGAATTCTTAATTGCGCTAGGCACGGCGTTTATTGCGGGGTGCGAAAAATTTAATGTTGAGCCGTTAAGCACTATTGAAATACTTATGGATGCAGAAGACGCTGCAGAAGATGACGAAGACGATGGAGGCGACGAAAGCTTTTGTTATGACGATTCCGACGAATGCGACAATTGCGGAAGGCCTTACGTTGGGTGCGATTGTGACGATGACGTTTTTTGGGTAGAAGACGACTACGATTGTTGCGATGTTTGCGGACAAAATTACAGCGATTGTGATTGCGATTAGGCGGTGCCGATATGGTACAAGGAAAGTTTAAAAAAGGCGACGTGATACTGAATAGGCGCTGGGGCGCGTTGTGGGAGGTTGTAAAAGTTCACCCTTTCCATTACATCATGAAGAACCTAGAAAACGACGTTATAGCAACGTTCCCTATTTTGCCTGTGGATGGCGCTAGTAGAAAGTTGACAGAAAAGGAGAAAGGAAAATGGACGCAATTATCCTAGCGATTTTACTATGCGGCGGTATTGTTTTATTGGGCGCAGGGTTTGTGTGGTTAGCTTTAGAGTTAGTGGACTTTGTTATCGATCATTTTGACAAGTAACTTGATTTAAAAACAATAGGATGGTGGCACTATGATTGAACTATATCACGTATACGACTATTACGGAGCGTATGTTGATTTTTACCACGATTATGAGACAGCGCTAAGTATGGCGAATTGTTGCGGTGGTTACGTAGTAAGTAGCTTCGAAGTTGATTACGATGATCCTGATGATTGGGAGGACAGAAAAGCGCGTAAGAAAATTCGCAAGAAAAGGAAACAAGGTTACATTGTTTAACGCTGTGTTTGGTGGGAAGTTGATTTAAAATCAATGACGATGTATAATAAGAATGTAGCCAAGAGCTACGGCATGGTTCTTTTCCTCCTTCCTATCCCTTTCCGAAAAACGGCGTTATCGATTTCGATAGCGTCGTTTTTTTAGTATGAAAAAGGAGTGATCGCGTATGAAGGAATTTAACAACGAAATGAATAATTTTATCATGAATCACAGACAAGTTAGTCGCAGTTGGTACAAACTAACGGATGAGTTTAATCGATCGTTCGGCACTCATTACTCATGGGAAAAGATACGTTCACACTACAGACGTAATTTAGAAAGTGAGGCAAAAGAAATGCAACAGGACGCAAGCGTGACACTGAAAGAGAACGGAGAGCAAATCAGTCAAATCAAAATCGCAATGACACGCGAGCAGAGCAAAGACCCGGACTATCTGTTAGAAGCTCACGGATACAATCCAAAACAGTGGAAAGTCAAAAGCGCTGTATCCAACATTTGGGATGGGCAAACAGCGGACGGACCGCAAGTCATGTATCAGTCCAAAATTACGGTTGCGCCTCGCAAGCCGAACGAAATCAACATGAACGAACTCATCGAAGCGATCACAGCCAAAACAAGACCGGTTGCAATTGATTGCTATGAAGACAAAAACGCGATTGCAAATACCGGTTTAATCATCAATCTTTCTGATTTACATTTCGGCATCTTAGAGTACGACGAAGAATTGTATGGCATGCAAACGAAAATAATGGACGCAATCATCACGGAAGAGCCTACTGACGTTCACATTAATTTATTAGGCGATATTTTTCATAGCGATTCGATGGTATTGGGAACAACGACGAAGGGAACGCGCGTCGATGATATCGACATGGTGAAAGCAATCGAAGACGCAAAAGAGTTTTTAGAACCGATCATCGATATGGCATACCACCGTGCCGAACATGTCAGAATAAACATGGTTGTCGGCAATCATGACTTATCCATTAGTTACGTATTCGGTCAATATCTAAAAGCGCGTTTTCAAGATACATCGATCAAATTTAACGTGAACTTGCAGCACCGCTTTGCGTGCAGAGTGAACGACAATATAATGATGTGTCTAGCGCACGGAGATCTCGGACGCCGAAATTTGCCGATGATTTTTGCAACGGAATATCCGGAAATATGGGGCGCGGCAAAAGAACGTATTTGCTTTACAGGGCATTTACACCACCAAAAGAAAGAGGTTACCTCTCCTGTAGACGACAAAGACGGCATGACAATTTATCAGCAACCGACAATTAAACCGAACGACTATTACGAAATCAAGAACGGATATGTTACGTCTAAGAAAATGATACAGCTGTATTCATATGATGAAAAACATATAACGAAAATTCATCATCTATACATGTAGAAATCGCATGAAATCAACGCTAACTTGATTTAAAATCAATAAAATGTTATAATTATATATGAAGAAACAACGCGTTAGAACGTTGGGTAACAAGGGGTAAAAACCGAGTTATTTACACATGGGGCATTAATGGGCGTAAATCGCGAGCGTCGTTAGTCCGCGCAAGCTGACGATCGGTAGCGTGACACGCAAAACTGAGATACTTGTTAAGCCACCTTTGAGTATCAAGCCCGCTCCGGCGGCAAGGAGAAGACGTTCTCCTTTTTGGAGGGTACAGACGACGCGCGTTAGACGGTGCAATTCCGTCTACTCCATTTATCGAGCAGTGTACTATGGTATAATCTCGGAGGCGTATTGCTACGGCTTGCGCTTGACGGCATGGATGTTTCTGTGCCGTTTACATATATTAACATTTCGACATAGTCGGGCACATACATTATTGTAATGAGAACGGAGAGGGAAAAATGGAAACATTAAGACATTTATTGCAGGGGATTGACGGCGATGTACACGTAACAATCGAATTATCCCCTTACTTAATCGGATACTCAAAAGCAAAAGATGTAGAAAAGAGATATCCAGAATATCTGGATACAATCGTTAACGGCGTAATGACGGATGAAGACGGAGAACTCATCATTTCTCTTGTAACGAAGAGGCGAGAATAGAGGTGGTTAAAATGGCACAAGAAAACAGAGCGAATCAATTCATGGATAAACAAGAGCGCGAGCGTTTGATGCGAGAGTGCGCGATCTTGCTAATTATCAAACGTAAGAAAAAAGTCGAGGTTGCGGATGAGTTGGGATTGACAATTCAAACAATCACAAAATGGACGTTGCATGATGATACTTATCAACGCATTGCCAATGAGGTAGCACACCGCTATTTTACTGATTTGATTGGAGACTCGATCTATACCGTCAAAAAGTTACTGAATGCACGTTCAGAGAAAGTTCGATTAGATGCCGCAAACAGTATCTTAGACAGAGCCGGCTTGAAACCGATTGAGAAAGTGGACGCTACTCACGATGTAAACTTCGAAATCGTGATCGGAGAATACGCGGACGAGGGGGAAGAGTGATGGACGAAGTAAGATGTGACGAATGCGGCGCGATTATCGATTGCGAATGTATGACGTGTCACGAATGTTATCCAGAAGCTACATGCGAAACGTGCGGACTTTGCCACATAGACCATTGGGAAACTATGCGTTGTTGGTCTCTGGAAAATGATCCGGACTATGACCCGTGGGATATTTAGGAAAAAGGAGGAAAAAGAAATGAGATTAGAACTGCCAAAAGAACTTGTGAACAAAGCAATTTTAGAAGGAACTGTCAAAGCGCTTTTAGACGCGATCGAAAAAGACGAAGCGAGTATAAAAACGATTGACCTAGACCACGAAGAACTGAACAATCACGAATTGAAATTAAACTTACAAATAGTTCTACAAAAATAAAGGGGTGGAGGAATAAGGATGAGCGACTTAATAATTAGTTTTATAGCGACAGTGGTGTTTTGTTTGGTAGTCGGAGGGGCGATTTTGCTTGTTAGTTGGCTAGCCGGAATATTCGGGGAGGCTGTGATTATGCCGATTGCCTTATTTATTCTCTTGTGGTTTTGCGCATACTGTTTGCTTCAAGAATAGGGAGGGCGAAGGGATGACACTGAAAGAACAGTTAGACGTGTTGCCATTAGATCAAAAAATAGTTATACGCTATGTAGGTGTTAACATTTACATGGGTAAAGCAAAAAATATAACACTTAGTTATGAAACTGTAAAAAGTACAAAGGTGTTGTTTACTAAGTCGGCAGGGCGACATATTTTGATAGAAGTTACGCTGTAAAAGGCTATACGTGGCATTATGCGAGAAAGGGCGGTGAAAAGCAGTGAAGTTGAACATTAAACATCCGGAACGTGTATTTAACAAGCATATCTATGATATTCTATACAACTATGATAGTCCAACCGAACTGCATTATCGGCGGTGGATCATCAGGCAAATCTCACGGAGTGGTGCAAAAAGTAGTACTTAAAGCATTGCAACCGTGGGATGTACCCCGCCGTGTATTATGGATGCGTAAAGTAGGGCGTACGATAAAAGATTCTATTTTCGAAGATGTAATTCGTTGTCTATCGAGTTTTAAAATTTTGCCGTATTGTAAAGTGAATATGAGTGACTACCGCATTACGTTGCCTAACGGTGCGGTATTCCTGTTTAAAGGCGCAGACGACATCGAGAAAGTAAAATCGATCAAAGCTGTATCAGATATCGTGATGGAAGAAGCGACGGAGTTCAATCAAGAGGACTATATGCAGTTAACGATTCGTTTACGTGAACCGATTTACAAGAAACGCCAATTGTTTATGATGTTCAATCCGGTTAGTAAAGCGAATTGGGTATACAAGTTTTTCTTTGAACAAAAACAAGAAGATGTTGTGATTTATCACACCACGTATAAGGACAATAAATTCTTAGACGAGGCAACCAAAAAGAACCTAGAGCTGCTGATAGATCGCGATCCAGTGTATTATAAGATATATGCATTAGGAGAGTTCGCAACGCTAGACAAACTTGTCTTCCCTAAGAAAACCATTAAGCGATTGAACTACGACGAAATGAAAAAACATCCTAACTATTTCGGGATTGACTGGGGCTACACGAATGACCCGACAGCGTTTATGAGGTTAGCGGTAGACCAACCGAACAAAAAACTATACATAGTTGAGGAATGGGTGCGCAAGGAACAAGAAAACGACAAAATAGCACAAGCAATCACCGATATGGGCTATAGGAAAGAAAAAATAATGGCAGACGCGGCAGAACCTAAGTCAATCGCAGAAATACGAAAACTAGGCGTTGACAGGATACAAGGCGTTAAAAAGAAGCCAGACAGCATTCTACAAGGAATCAACTTTATTAAACAGTTCGATATCATCATTGATGATCGTTGTGTTAAGACAATCGAAGAGTTTGAAAATTACACATGGCAAAAAGACAAGAAAACAGGCGAATACATTAATAAACCAATCGATAGTTTTAACCATTGCATTGACGCGACGCGTTACGCATTAGAACCAATCAACGGCGGCGGTCCAGGTCATGTTAAAACATTTAAACTGTAAGGAGTGGGCAATGTGAGATATTACAATCCTATTGACGGCGAAAAGAAGCCGAAGCCTTTCCGAATTCATCCGGGCACAGAGGTAACGCAAGACCTAGTAAACAAATTTATTCAAAAACACCAAATAAACAAAAGACGTTATAACTACTTAATGGACATGTACGAAAACAATACAGATGTATTCAACTTACCAGATAAAGAGATATACAAACCGGACAATCGTTTGTCTATCGGGTATGCGAGATACATCACAGATACATTCACAGGCTATTTCAACGGTATTCCAATACATAAGCAACACGAAGAAGAAACGGTAAATGAGCTTATCCAATTATTTGATGATGATAACGACATAGAAGACGAAGAAAGCGAATTAGCAAGATTAGCGTGTATCTATGGACATTCGTTTGAAATCATGTACCAAGATGAAGACAGTAAAACATGTGTATGCTACGTAGACCCGACGGAGTGTTTCATTGTATATGACACAACGAAAGAAATGAAACCAGTTTTCGCCGTGCATTATGTACAAGACGAGGAAATGAAAGTATTCGGAACAGTCTACACAGAAACAGAAGAAATCGACATCGAAGGGAACGCAGGCGGTGTAGTATTTAAAGACAGCACACCGAACATCTTTGACGGCATTCCGGTGATTGAGTTTATCTTAAACGATAGCAGGACAGGAATATTCGAGGGCGTTGTTAGTCTCATTAACGTAATGAACAAAGCGACGTCAGAAAAAGCAAACGATGTAGATTATTTCGCAGACGCTTACCTAGCAATTACAGGAATGCAACTAGATGAAGAAGACGTGAAAAACATCCGAGATAATCGTGTAATTAATGCATACGGCCCGGACGGAACAAAAGTAGATATCAAGTTTTTAGATAAACCAGATAGCGACGCCACACAAGAACACTTATTAGACAGATTACATAAGATGATATTCCAAATATCTATGGTGGCAGATATTAGCGACGAGAACTTTGGTGCAACGTCAGGCGTAGCGTTGCAACATAAATACCAAGCAATGAACAATCTAGCGCACGCGTTCGATAGAAAGTTTCAATCAGCGTTACGAACACGGTACAAATTATTGTTCAGTCTAACGGTCAATATACCTCAACATTCAGCAGATTCTTACCAACAAATCGAATACACGTTTAAACGGAACATGCCAGTTGATTATCTAGCACAAGCACAAGCGGCGACAACGACGGCAAATCTAACAAGTACAGAAACGGCGCTTAAAATTTTGGACATCGTTCAGGACGTACCGGCAGAGCTAAAACGTATCGAAGAAGAACGTGCGGAAAACATGAAACTGATCGAGGAAAACGGAGGGTTCTACAATGATAGTGAAGCTAAAGACGAAGATTATGCTAATGTTAACCAATCCGAAGATACAAATGATCCTGAAAGCGATGAATAGCCTATAACCGTTATTTAAATTTTGTATTTCGCCCGTGAGAGAAAGTCATTTAAGGTTGTCATATCAACAACCCTAAATTTGATTTAAAATCAATCGGGCGTTATTTTTAGGAGGCGGCAGAATGGACTACTTCATAGAACGAGAGAAACAGCACATCGAAGAAATGTTGGCTAAGGACAGAGTGACTAAGCGAGAGATACAACGGATCATCGCGCAAGCGCAAGCAGAGATATCGCAGCAAATTAGAGACCTACAAAAGAGCTTAGCCGGTAGAGAAAACATTTCAGTAGATGAACTGCTTAAGCAAGCGGACAAGATGGACGTAGAGTTGTTCAGCGAGAAAGCGAAAGTTTATGTGCAAACGAAAGACTTTAGTCCGCAGGCAAACAGAGAATTACGGCTATACAACTACAAGATGAAAGTTAGTCGATTAGAGCTCATCAAAGCACAATTAAACCTAGAACTAACGACGATGATGAATGACATCGATAAATTAGTAGCTAGCGACTTATGCAACGACGCTATGAGCGAGTTTAGGAGACAAGCAGGCATTCTTGGAGAGACAACGCCAAAACGCTTTAAAACGCAAATTACAGCTATAATTAATGGTAGTTACTTAGATGAAGAAGGCAAAGACGGATTTGTGAAATTTTCTTCCAAGCTATGGGGCTTTAAGCGAGTGTTGCAAAGCGAGTTAGAAAGATTAGTAACGAGAGCGACGCTTGCCGGGCAACATCCACGCGTAACAGCGCGAGAGATCAAAAGGGTGTTTAACGTAACAACAAGCCAAGCGGTACGCTTAGCGAGGACAGAAAGCACACGGATACAAACAGAAGTACAACACCGCATGTTTGAGAAAGCCGGGGCGAAACGATACATGATTATCGGAGAACCGGACGCATGCGGCAAATGTACGCCTTATCTAGGTAAAGTTTTTCGGATAGACGAGTGGATATACACACCACCGTTTCATCCGCACTGTAGATGTTCGGTAGTAGCGTTACCTGACGACTATTATCCGTCCTAGCATTGAAGACGTTAAAAGCTATGGTACATAAAGGTGCAAGCATTGATCCACCGTAAAAGCTATGGAAAAGGAGCGAAATAATATGTTTTACCAAGACAAGCTAATGAAGATGAATTTGCAGATGTTTAGTGATCCCAATCCAGAACCAACGCCAGAACCGGAAGACAAGTCATCCGATCCAACCCCACCAAAACCCGAACTGAAATACACGGATGAAGACGTCGACAAAATCATCGCTAAACGATTAGACCGTTGGCAAAAGGATCAAGAAGCTAAACAGAAAGAAGCTGAACGATTGGCGGCAATGAGTGCCGAGGAACGTGCGAACGAAGAAATCAAAAAGCTTAAAGCACAAATCAAAACGTATGAACAAGCAGAAACACGTCATGCAATGGCGACACAAGTTGAGAAAGAATTGAAAGAAGCTAATCTGACAGCGAGCGCAGACATGGTAGACATGTTAGTTCGTGAGACAGCAGAGGAAACAAACGCGGCAATTAAAGCATATGTGGCAAACATGGAAGCTATGCAGAAACAATGGGATGTAGAACGTAGCAAAGGCAAACCGAAACCATCGGCGCAACCTACATCGCTACCAGATGCGGACACAATGCCAACGAAAGACCAAATCTTACGCATGACTTATCGCGAACACGTGGCATTCAAACAGGCGCATCCGGAAGAATACAAACGAATCATGGGCAAATAATTACATAAAAAGGAGAATACATAATGAACGCAGAATTAATCAAAATGAACTTACAGATGTTCGGAAGCCGTACACACGAAAACACAACTAACTTCAAAGACGGCGACGTATACGATCCAGAAGTACTAGCGTCTATCGCGCAAGCTAAATTCGACGGAGCTTTAATCTTTACACCGCTTGCAGATGTAGACACTACGCTAGTAGGTGTACCGGGTTCAACTATCACTATTCCAGCGTGGACAGCAATGCAAGACACTGTACCAACCATCGGCGAGTTGGAACAAATTCCTGTAGACCACATTGAACACACTCACAAAACAGTGACAATCCACAAAATCGCAAAAGGGTTCGAAATTTCTGACGAAGCGCAAGCGCTAGGATATGGCGACGCATTGCAAGAAGGTATTCGTCAATTAACTACGTTGTTCCCTCGTCAATTAAACCGTGACTGTTTAACGGCGTTACAAGGCACTAAATTCGCTATGGACGCGGCAGTAACGCTAAACTACGAAGGCATCTGCTCAATGGCAGACAAATTCGTTAGCGAAGACGAACATCACTTAGTATTGTTCTTAAACCCTGCCGACGCCACTGTATTACGTCGTGAAATGGTTAAGAAATTCGGTCAAGTAGACAAAGCAGTAGACTACTTAATCAGCGGAACTATGATGATGGTAGACGGCGTAGAAGTCGTTAAATCTATGTTCATTGAAAAAGGTAAAGCTGTGATGGTTATGGTAGGTAACTACACAGACAGCAAGAACGATGATCCTGTTCTTAAAATCGTCAACAAAACTCCTATCAAAGTTGAGTTTGACCGTGACAAAGGAACACAAAAAGACATCGTCTACTACTCTACAATGTACGGCGTAACTCTTTACAATGAAGCTCGCGCGTTGAAAGCTGACGTAAAAGCACCAGATGCGCCCTAAGGCTCCCCAAAAAGTAACTGTCACTACTAACCAAGCTGGCGAAGCAGGACATTATACAATTGGGGGAGCTTATACAGAGAGTGACAACGTGACCGACGTTGTTTTAAAACGTGTAGACGGTAGAGCGGTAAGTATCACTAAGACGGTGGAACACGGAACGTATTCAATCGACTGGAACATTTCTGGTTTAACGCCGAACGAATACAAGTTACAAGTCATCGCTAAGAATGCGGTAGGAGAGAGCGAACCTACAGATGTAACTGTTACCCTAACGCAACAGATGATTGACGGAACTACACCAGGGCCGCAAGGTTAACATACGAGCATTCTAAGGCGTTTAAATTTGTTTAGATGGGTAATCTATCATGAAAATGCCTTAGAATCGCTTATAAGGAGCGAGAAAAAATGGATATTAGCAAAATGAAATTGTTATTAACCGGCTCGCTTGATGAAAAACTACAGATTGTTAGCGAATTGACAGAACAACGGTTAGCGCGTTTGCTAGGGATCAACCTAGACGAGGCAGACATCCCCAGTTCATTCCAAGATGTGCTTTTCGACGTGTCATTAAAACGATTGAACAGAATCGGACAAGAAGGAATGCAAAGTTATTCGCAAGAAGGTTTGTCGATGGCATTCCCTGATTCCGATTTTGATGAGTACATAGACGAGATAAACGCGTACAAAAAGGAGCATGACGAATCGGGCTTTATGCGTGTGAAGTTCATATGAGAACGCGAGAGGTAACATTTATCAAACGCACGATGAAATATGATCCATCACAAGGAAAGCAAGTTCCTACCGATGTAACACTAAAGACAATGCATGTAAACGTAACGGACGTAGGCATCGAACGTAGTGCAACGGTGTACGGTAATGTAAAGCAAGGGCAGAAAGAGATGCATTTCATGCCTTATGACTTTCCGCCAGAAGGATATACACACGTGCTATTCGATGGTAAGACATGGCAAGAGATAACGAGGCGCGGCGAGGTACGTGTCACGGTTATCTTACAGGAGGTGTAGCGATGAGCGGTTACAAGTGCGCCTTAGAGGGCAACAGCGAGCTAGTAAAAGCTTTACAGCACGGACAGAAGCTCATAGAAGCCGAAAAAGTCGTCGCTAAACATACTATCTTGCTAGCGAAGAAAATGAAAGAAGAGTGCCCTGTAGACACGGGCTTTCTGAGAAACTCCATCATTTTCGATGTAGCCCAACTGCTACAAGGCGAGGTTACACCAACGGCAGACTACGCCGCGTATGTAAATTACGGTACGCGTTACATGAGTGCTAACGAGTTTGTCGGGCGCGCATTCAACTATCAGAAAGTGCAATTCCTAGCGGACTTAAGGAGGTTAGTTGCATGAATCCAGACCAAGAGATTTACAATAAGTTATTCGAGCTATCGCAAGGGTTAGGCTACGCAACGTTTGATTACCTCCCAGCTGAGGAAGAGGGTTATCCGTTCGTATACATCGGACAGACACAAGAACTCCCGCAAGGCAATAAGTTTGCCTACACAGGGGAAATGAACGTTACATTGCACGTATACGGCGAAATGACAAACAGGAAGCTCGTTTCTGATATGAAAGGCAATCTATTGAAAGAAATCAAGCGATTGAAGGAAACATCTAATTTTAAATGGTATTACGTAGACAGTGCAAGTCAACCGTCAATGATACCAGAACAAAACACCGGTCAGATGCCACAACATCGTCCGTTATGGCATGCGATCATTCCAGTAACACTAAAATACATAAATAAAGGGGCGCTATAAAATGGCAGAAGTAACACAAGGTAAACAGGTTATTTTGTTAGTACGTCGGTTAGATGAAGCGAAAACGAAAAAGGCCTCTAAACCTCTTTTCCAAATTGAACACACTATCAGCTATGAACGTTCACTAGACACTACACAAACAAAAGACGGAGCAGTAAACAGCGATGGTGGATTAGAGGTTACATTATCACTAAGCGGACTAGCTTCTAAAGACGACGAAAACGAGTACATGAAGAAAGCTGTAAAAGACGGCGCAATCATGGAGTTTTGGTCAGTAGACCTAAGTCAAGAAGGAACGAGCGGTAACGAAGGCAAATACAAAGGTGAATATATGCGCGGTAAAGTAGCTTCTTGGGAAGTGCCTTACAACGCAGAGGATTTGGTAGAAATCAGCACAGAGGCAAACATCGACGGCGTACCACAAGAAGGATACGTAACAGTTGAACCATCTGTGATTGCGAAAGCACAATATGTATTCGCAGATACTACAGTAGCGAGCGCGTAATCTAGGGGGGCGGTACATCCGCCCTTTCAATTAAAAAAAGAAGGAGTAATCTCGTATGTTAAACTATGAAATCGATAATAAAGTTTTAGAAGTGGTATTTACATTAGACGCTATCAACGCATTGGATCAAATCTACGCTGTAGAAATGCACGGCATCAAGTTCGGGTTCGGTGTGCAACACGTACTATCTGACTTAGAACAAGGTAGTCCGATTGCGGTAGCGAATGTGTTGCAAGCTGTCCAAGTAGGCAAACCTACAAAAGTAGGCAAATTCTCTATTGAAAAGTTCATGATTGAAAACGACAACGTAGAACAGCTATGTGCTGAATTGTTAGAAGAAATAAAAAAGCAACCGTTGACGAAGACTATCGCGAAGAAAATGGAAGATCAAACAGCGGAAGCGGCCCAAACAATCGAATAGAAAAAGTTGAAACATACGAAGACATACTCTTATCCGCGTTTCGTTTCTTAGGTTGCGCAAGTGCTGCGGAGGTTGGTGCAATGACATTGCGAGAGTACCGCCTTCGTATGCTTGCTTTTAAATTAAGACAGGTAGACGAACGTAAGAAAATGCATGAACAAGCCTATTTGAATCAAGTTGTACAATCAACAGATAAAAGAGGTAAACCGAAATTCAAGACGTTTGATGAGTTCTTCGACTACGAGAAAGAAATCGACAACGTACTGGATGGTACAAGATACGAACGCGATCATATTAATCCTGACACTAGAGAACGTATCTTAAAACGGATAGGACGGTTAAAAGAATACGAAGAACTAAAGGGAGGTAATTCCTGATGGGTCAAAGTTATGCAATTACCGCCGTTCTACAAGCAATAGATAAGAACTTTAGTAGTACATATAAAAAGGCGGAGGCGCAAGCAAAAGCCCTAGAGAAACAAACAGAAACCGTCGGCAGTCGTTCCCAACGGGCTAGTCAAAAGACGAAAGCAGCGTGGGCAGAAGCTGGTACAACGATGACGCGAGTTGGCGCGGGTATGACGAAATATGTGTCTGTGCCAATCGTCGCGGGGTTTGCGGCAGCAACTAAAGTCGGCATGGATTTCGAAGCACAAATGAGCCGTGTACAAGCGATTCTAGGAGCTACACCGTCCGACATGAAGAAACTGAACTCGCAAGCAAAGCAACTAGGCGCGGATACCGCCTTTTCTGCTAAAGAAGCTGCTGACGGTATGGAACAATTGGCGTCTGCCGGTTTCAGCACCAACGAGGTTATGGAAGCAATGCCGGGACTACTAGACCTTGCCGCAATTTCTGGTAAGGACGTAGGGGCAGCATCCGAGTACGCCTCTAGCGCGGTACGTCAGTTCCAACTAGATGCAAGCGAAACTGGACACGTTGCCGATGTGTTTGCACGTGCTGCCGCTGATACCAACGCAGAAACGAAAGATATGGGGTATGCACTGAAGTACGCCGGTACTGCCGCCGATTCTGCCGGTTGGTCCTTAGAACAGACTGCTGCCGCGATCGGAATCATGAGCAACGCCGGAATTAAAGGGGAGCAAGCCGGTACAACATTACGCGGTGCGTTAGTTCGTTTGATGAACCCTACAAAAGAAATGTGTACCGTCATGGACGCCTACGGACTTTCTATGTACGACTCAAGTGGGAAAATGAAATCACTAAAAGAAATTGTTGGAATGTTAAACAACAAATTCGGTGGCTTAACAGATCAGCAAAAAAACTTAGAAGTAGCTACCTTGTTTGGTACAGAATCATTGAGCGGGATGTTAGCACTAATGAACGCAGGACCGGAAGAAATCGACAAGTTAACTAAATCACTCGAAAACTCTGACGGTTCTGCCAAGAAAATGGCGAAGACGATGCAGGATAACCTTAAGGGTGCATTAGAAGAGGCTGGCGGCTCTTTAGAAACGATGGCAATCACAATCTACGAAGACTTAGAACCGGCGCTCACACGCATTGTCAAGGCGTTTACAGGCATGATTAATGCATTTAGTGGACTGCCGGCGCCTGTGCGTAAGTTTATTGTTGCATTCGCGGCAATTGCAGCAGCGGTAGGACCTGTGATGTGGGTATTAGGTAAGATGACTACTTTTATCCTCGGCTGGCCTAAGACAATCGAAGATACTGTGAAAGTTCTAGGTAAACTAGCAAAAGGATTCAAGTTGCTAGGCGGAGCAATCATGGCGCATCCATTCGTCGCGTTAGCTGTACTTATTGCCGGACTGATTATCTGGCTAGTACGGTTATATCAGACGAACGAAGGTTTCCGTAAGAAAGTAAATGAATGTTGGGCATCCATCAAGAAAACTGTCAGCGAATCAGTTGAGAAGTTCAAGAAAGACATGGAAGAAATTGGCAAAGCGGTCGGCAAAGTGATTCAATGGTTCAAAGATTTACCAGAAAACACAGTTAAAGCGTGGGAAAACTTCAAAGAAAGCACGCGCAAGGCTGTAGGCGGAGCTGTAAAAGCAGTTCAAGACAAATGGGATAACTTAAAAGACAAGGTGTCTAATGGTATTGAAAACGCCAAGAATGCCGCTATTCAAAAATGGGAAGATTTGAAAAATGGTTTCAAGACGGAAGTCCAAGAAATCAAAGCCGAGGTTATCCATCAGTTCAAGATGATGTGGTATGGCGTACAAATCGCTTTCAGTAGTTTCGTTACATGGGTATACGAGAAATTCATTAATCCGTTTCTCGATAAATTCGGCGCGTTATATGCCGGTTTAAGCGGTGCAGGTGAAGAAATCGGTAATATCCTAAGCAGAACATGGGAAGCAATCAAAAACATCGCGGGCGAAGCGTGGAACGCAATTAAAGCCGTTGTAATGGCGCCGGTACTATTGCTATGCGACCTTATCACTGGCGAATGGGAACAATTGAAAGAAGACGCCGCTATGCTTTGGAGTGAGTTCGCAGGTAGCATTAAAGGAATTTGGAACGAACTAGTTTCGTGGTTTAATGATACATTCGCAATGTGGCAAGACCTATGGTGGAACGTTTGGTACGCAATCAAAGAGACAGCTAAAACGTTGTGGACGGATTTGTGTAACTTCTTGGAAACGAAATGGCAAGAATTTACGAATTGGCTGAACGAAACATGGGAAAGCACGAAAGAATGGTTTAAACAAACATGGCAAGACCTGTGCGAAAGCGTAAAACAAACATGGAAAAACTTCACGCAATGGGTCGAAGACACGTGGAAAGGCTTTTGCGATTGGTTGAAACAAACGTGGACGAACACGAAAGAATGGTTCAAACAAGCATGGCAAGACCTATGCAATGGCGTGAAAAACACATGGAGCACCTTCACGAAGTGGTTGGAAGATACATGGAACGCTTTTTGCGAATGGTTACCACGCAAAGCGAGAGAAGTCGGAAATTGGTTCTCTGATACTTGGAAATCAGTTTGCGACACCGTAAAAGGTTGGTGGAATGGACTAGTAACAGGCGCGCAAGAAACTTGGGAAGGTATTTGCGAATGGTTTAATAAGCTGAAAAGCTTTGATTTAGGAGAAGCCGGACGCGCAATCATGGATAGCTTCTTAGGCGGACTGAAAAGCGCATGGAAGAAAGTCCAAGACTTCGTAGGCGGTATCGGAGACTGGATTCGCGAACATAAAGGGCCTATCAGTTACGACAAACGCTTGCTAATTCCTGCCGGTAAAGCGATCATGAACGGATTGTTAGGTGGACTAGAAAGCAAGTTCGGCGCAGTACAAAGCTTCGTTAAGAGCGTGACGGCTTGTCTAAGTGATACCAGCGTAACGAATGGTATCGATAGCGCAATTAACGACGTGAATCCGACAATGACAATCGACAAGAACACAAAATCACGTGTACGTCATGAAATCGACGGATCAAGCACGCAACCTGCTTATATCACGTTAAGCATGGGTGGGCAAACTTACAAAACCTTCGTATCCGACATTTTCGGCGAACACGAAAACGAAACCGACGTTCGTTTAGATGTATTCTAAAAGGAGGTAACAAGATGTACAACTTTAGAGACACGACAAGCGATTGGCATTTTCACGAAGAATGGTTACCGACAGTAGCTATGAACTTCGACGGCGGTTTCATTGAGCATATCGTTTCCGGATATCGTACCCTTACGGTGTCCGGGCGTGAAATGCTCGGTGTAGAACTAGCAACAGAAGACGTAGCAAACGGCTGTATCGTGACCGAGGAACGGTTGCCAGCACGCGAGCTTGTAATTACATACCAACTAGACGCAGACAGCTCAGAAGAGCTTTTAACACGTTTTAAACAACTAGAAAGAGCGCTTAAGACAGGCAAGGACGTACCTATCTTTTTCAACGACGAGCGCGACTGGGTTTACTACGGACGGTTATCGGCAGTCGATAGCGTACCGGTTGAAAGCAATAGCGTAGTAAGTAGCTTCACGATCTTGTGTAGTGATCCTAAACGTTATGGCAGAGAATTAACGACAAGCGACGGACTTATCAGACATGAAGGGAAACTCATCCCGCTAAGTATAGAGTTCGACATCCCTTCTAATGCCTCTTATTTCGTTTCTAATGGCGTTCAAACTATCAAAGGTACAAACACAAGCGCAGAGGTGTCAACGCACGTTAAAATCGATTTTGTGACGTGCGAGACGTATTCGAACGGCAAACTAGATTATAAAATCATCGCTTTGGATTCTGACTTTGAAAACTTCGTGCTAGAAAACGGTATGACAATCACGTCTAACGTGAATAACTTAATTATCCATTATTCGGAGGTGTCATGATGTTATACTTATTCAATCAACAGCAGCAACTAATCAAGCGCGTACCACTTAAAAAGATCGGTACGTTAAACCAATACAAAGAAATCACATCCGACAAAGCCGAACTAATGAACGACACGTTAGAAGCTAGCGTCATTTATAGCGATGAAGCAGAAAAAGCGATGTTTATGGCGGTTAGGGAAGACGACGGCATGTTTTCCCTTTACCGCATTTTAGGTGCTAAAACAAGCCGTAATATTTTGAATTTGAGCGGCGTTAACTTCGGTCCGGATGAATTAGACGGCTATGTGATAAAAGACATAAGACCGAACAATGAAGACGCGCAAGGACTTATCATTCGTCTTTTTGAAAACGCAGGTGTGGACGGTTGGGAAATACGTGTCCATACGCCACTACCAAGAATCGCGGACAACTTTTACTACGTGACTGTGCGCGAGGCATTGAAACAGTTACAAACGCACGGTATCGAGTTTACATTCAGTTGCGATCTAACCGAGTTCGGCGTTGCTAAAAAATACCTAGACGTGTACGACAAAATAGGAACAAACACAGGCACGCGTTTTACGTACGGAGACAAGGCACTAACGGTAGAAAAAGAAATCGAACGGACGAATATTGTAACCTCACTCATCGGGCGCGGACGCGGTGAGGAAGTCGGAGACGGATACGGGCGACGCATTGAATTTGCTGATGTGGTATGGAGCAAAGCAAAAGGAGACCCGTTGGACAAACCAAAAGGACAAATCTTCCTAGAAGACCCCGAAGCGACGTTAAAATATGGCATTCCTGTAGGTTCTGGCATGCGCAAACGTGAGAAAGTTATCATTTTCGACGATTGCGAAGATCCCAACGAACTACTGAAATTAACATGGCAAAATTTAGTAGAATATCAACGCCCGCTAGTGCAATTCAGTTCTACTGTGCTAGGCGCTGAGTACATAGGTAACACCGTTTCTATTCATAGGCATGATCGCGGTTATCACTATGAGACGCGTATTTACAAGCAAGAACGTGATTTCGTTCGTAATGTGAAGAAAGTACACTTAGGAGACAACCTAACTAGCAACAGCAAAACAAGCACGCTGACCGCCGTTCAGTCTATCAACACAATGGAAAAGACAAAAATGACGTTTTATCAATCGACCGAAATTAGTAAGTTCCAAGACGATATCATGCGCGGAGCTGGTAAAGAAGGCGGCTCGATTTACCAAGTAAACGGGATCGAAGCCGGCGTGTCTGACAGCCGCGAAGTTTATGAATATGTATGGATGAACGGTAGAAATATCCCTAGCTCGTCTCATTTCATGACGGCAAACAGCGAGGGTATCAGCTTCAAGGAATGCAAAAAAGGGCAATGGAAAACAATTAAGGACGTTCACAACGGCGATTCTCACACTGCATGGACAATCGACGGCACGTTTAACGCTAATTTCATTATGGCGGGTATTTTGCGAGGTATCCTCATCGAGGGGGCGTTGTTAAAAACTATTTATAGTGAAGGTGCGCAAAAACAATATCAAGCCGTTATGGATCATGGCAAATTTCTTATCCAAGACGCAAAAGACACACCGGACGAAATCGACTACTCCAATGGCAAATGGCGGGATCAGGTGCAAGGAAAAACAATTGCCGAGTTCCGTGGTACGTACGACGCGGCAACGGACAGAGCAAACGGCGCAGCAATCATCAAGCACAAAGGGCAAATCTTTTCGATCAACGCAATGGGAGACGAGTTTAGCACATCTATCTTCCAAATACCGGCAGACGCGCACGCGGATAACCTCAAATACAGACTGAGGGGCGCAGGTAGTTTCGAGAGCGGTCAAGTTACGTTTAACGAAAAAGTTATCTTTAAAAAAGGCTTTGAGGTACAAGGTGACACACTCTTTCACAATAACGTAACAATGAATAGCAACCTTGCAGTCAAAGGCGGTTTGACTATTAACAACGGTCAAGCTGTTTATCCGGGGCAAGGTGGAGGTCCGTCTGGTGGCGGTGGCGGCACTGGTGGCATTCCAGAAGGATTGAAAACCGACGCTGAAAAACGCGCGTGGCAAATCTATGATATTTTGTTAGCAAACAAATTCACGAAGCAAGCGGCTTGCGGTATTCTAGGGAACATGCAACAAGAAACAGGCGGCACGTTCGATCCAGACACACGACAAATCGGTGGTCCGGCGTATGGACTAGTGCAATGGGATGGTTCGGCATATCCATTGGTAGGACCGGCAACTTATGACGGTAAAGTGTACGTTCAAAACTTATTCAACGCCGCAAACATCAAAGAACCTGTAGAAAGCTTACGCGGACAAGTTCAACTGCTACTATGGACATTCGGAACTTCGCAATGGATGGGCGTTATCGAACCGTCGACAGTTGCGGCTTTCAAAGCATGTACTGATCCGGCACTCGCGGCACGCGCGTTTGAGCGTAACTACGAACGACCTGCAGCAACTCATCCAGAACGCGAAACTTATGCTATCCAGTGGTACAATAAATTCAAGGACTTGAAGCCGACGCAAGCAACGGGCGAAGCGGGTTTGAAACACTTAGAAAGTCTCATGAACACACGTGTAGGTAACGGACAATGTTATGCCTTATCCGCAGAATATTCGGGTTTTCTCGGAGGTTGTGGCATGGGAAGCGGCACGAAATACAGCTTTTCACACGTGATCGGAGATACTACGGCGGCAAGCAACATTGGTTCGGGTTATGATTGGGGCGCTGTAGGCTGGAAAGTGATTTTCAATCCTTCACTGGATCAGTTAGTCGTGGGGGCTATCATCAACTGGACACAAGGCGCAAGCGTCGGCGGGCCTAATGCGTGGACGACAGACCCGACTTATGGACATACAGGAGTAATCCGAGGTATCGAGGGGAGTACGATTCTCACGTATGAACAAAACACGGAATACGGTCAAGTGGTAGCTAAATGCGTGCGCGGGTTCATTAGCGCCGGCAGCATTGCTTCTATCTGTATTCCACCAAAATAAAAAGGAGTTGTGAAACGTGGCAAGAATTAACTATAGAGCGGTTCTTTCATTGACAGAGCCAAACCATCAAATTTTCTTGCGTTTTCGACAAGACGACACGCAAACACAAACCCTTTCAGTAGAGATCACAGCGAACGGGAAGCTTTTCCCGTTCACTGGTTATACTGTGGAGTTTGTGAATATTACACGTTCTGACAGCGGACAACCAATCGTCGAACACGTTGACAAAGTTTATCCGCAAGAAGCTAGAATCGAGTTCACACTAGGCGCACGTTCCTTACAATGGTTAGGGAAAAACAAAGCCTATTTTAGTTTTAAAGATTCAACAGGCAACGAAGTGTTTTCAACAAACAACTTCGAATATGAAGTCGTTCACGGTGTACATAAAGAACCTATCTTAGATAGTGGATACTTATGGAAAGTTGAAGAATTGATCGAACGGCTTACTTCTTACGCGCTAGAAAACCAATTAGAATGGGAAAAGCTAATCAATGACAATAAAAAAATTTTGGAAAGCATCGACCCCGGCGGCAAAATTTTAGCGATTTTAAATGAGGCGAAAGGCGACTACGCTTCGCTAGCCGATCGTTTAAATCAAAAATTTCAAGTGCCGGTCGGCAGCTCGCAAATTAGAGAAACAACACGCTTTTTCGATTACGACACGATGAAATACGTTGACCTAGTGCCGCGTAATTTAAATACAGTTATCAATAGCGTTGATAATGGCAAATTTAATTTCTCTTTCATTACAGATATTCACGTAGACAATCATAATTTGCGTATAGATGGCGTTGGTTACAAAGACGCTTATTATTTAAGACATTGGCGCGCAATCCCTCAATTTCAAAAATTAGGGAACAAAACAGATGTGATGGTTTACGGTGGAGACAATATCGACGGTGGAAACGGCTCACTCGACGGCGCTATAGGCATTATTGACGAATGGAGCGCGCGACATTCCATGTTAGGCACGCTCAAACGCTTCACTAATGCAGCAGTAGCAGGGCAAGAGAAGCCGGTTATTATCTGCAAAGGGAATCACGACGCTTGCTTCGAAGCCGCGTGGCGTAAACGAAAGGGAATGTTATGCAACGCTGACTTCGAAGAGTATTGGAACGGTTTGTACGGTGGCGTGTTATTCCCGGATAAAAATGTAGCGATTTACCGTTTCGATACTTGCGATTTTTACGAAGGCGGCACAGGTGACAAGTACACGGACGGTTACAGCGATACAGCGCCGGGAGCTTTCAGTGCCAAACAAATTAACGCTTTCGGAGAATGGTTAGTGAACGTTCCGAGAAACTATCATGTGGTGCTAGTAGGGCATACACCTTTAGGTCTCAGTAGGTTCCCTGTTCGCAACGAAAACATGATTAGTACGTTGATAGAAGGTTTTAAATCTGGTAGTCCGGTAACTATCGATTGGTCTAAATTAGGACAACCGAATGACGGTTCGTTCGGCGGGTCAAAGACCTTCGCAATGAATACAAAAGGCGCCGGCGTTGTAGTAGGTTATTTCTGCGGGCATTGGCACGAACAAGTTGAAGGGACGTTTGGAACAGTGAAAATGATTCTTTGTGACGTTGGTTTCTCTCAGACAGCTAACCAAGTCGATACGCCAGATGAATTAGCATTTTATAAAATAGAAGTTGACACAGCAACGAGAAAAGTGACAAGTAAAGGCGTAGGGCGCGCGAGAGACTTCACTTATAACTATTAAGGCGGTGAACAATTAAATGTTAGATTTTCAAAGCAAACCAAATATTTTCGAAGAAATGAGTTATGAAGAGGCTGTGAAATGGTTATTGCGTCAAGCGGCTATCCATTACGACGGCTCGGATCACGACGCGCACGTCCTAGCTACTGAAAGTAACGCAGGCTTTGCTACACCGGAAACAGTTATGCAGGCACGCGGGCGTTGGTTACGTGATTATAAGTTGCCACAAAAATACCCGAACATCTTGGATATTCCACCCGGAAAATACGCAACCATAGCCGGATGGGGCGCAGACAACCCTGGCGGGATTGAAGATAATAGTTTTGTTGAAATGATGGTATTCGCGGATCACGATTTGAGAAAATTAATCGTCGCTTTTGCTCGTTATAGCGGCGAAATTTACATCAAAATGACGCATAACAGCGACCCGGTAGAAGGTTATAACTCGTTAGGTTGGCGGCGCGTTTACACTACTTCTGTTCTTTTTGAAGGCGAATTGAGAAAAGGACAATCAGTCAATCTGTCAGACGATACTTTCCGTTACCAAACGCTTCGTATCCATTACAGAGACGGTGACGGAGACTTTGTAGAAGAAGTGAAATGTCAAAGATACGCGCGGATTACAAAAGCAAATTTATGGAATGGAGGCGGGGGAGTGACGTTCATCGAATTTGAGCTGACAATCGAAGCGCGCAAGATAACAATATCAAATGGCAGAGCTTTAGAAATTTCTTCCGGTAACGTTTCTAACCCTACATTGAGCAACGATGTGAAAATAACTAAGATCGAAGGTGTGAAATAATGGCGCATATCATCAAAAAAGGGCCTATTAAAGTGCCAACGCAACCTAAAGACTTTGATTTGCAAGCAACAGGGCTTGTGTTTAAATCATACGATAACCAAATAGCACTAGAGTTTAACGTCGCACAACAGGACGGCACACCGGCAGACTTGCTAGGCGCTAACTTGCGCTTATTGATGTTTATCTATGACGAAGTAGATGGAACAATCAAGAAAGAGCCAATCCCTTTTATCACGAAAAACCTCATCACTGAAAGTTTCTTGAATGGACACGTCACGTATATCTTGCCAGAAGCGATGAAAGCTTATAATGGCATGGTAGAAGCCTATGTCTACATCGAGTATCCGGACGGATCAACAAGCGATAACTTAGGCTTCACTTTCCGCGTGAAGCGTTCAGCGATCGACGGACTAGCACAAGACAAAGCAGACTATTTCATCGAAGACTTCAAACAATTGTTAGCGGCAGCAAGCTTAGAAGCGAACAAAGTAGTCGAAGGACTAGACCAAGAAATCAAAAACTTGCAACAAGCGACAAAAGACGCGAACGCAGCAGTTGACGGCGCAATGGATCGTATTGACGGACTGGAAGCAGAAATCGGACAACTAGAAAGACTGCGTGAAATGTACATCGATACGTTAGATTTCGGGGACTATGATTATTCGGGGAATCCGAATTTAATAGCCAACATAAACGCTGACAGCTTCTCACAAGGTACTGGCGCTTTATCTGTTGTGGATGATGGCGACGAAGTAGTGGTCACGCTTGATCCAAACCATAAATTAGAGATATTCAAAGCGAAAAGTCAACCAGCCCTGTTAACAGGCAAAACATATACCATGAGTGTAGAGATTATGTTAGAAGATGATTTCACTGGAGACCCTAGCAAGATAGGCCTAAGATATATTAAAATGCCTAACTGGGTATCAGAACTATATACGCGTAATACATTAACTACTGCTAAGGGTGTATGGCAAAAACTAACCGGCACCGTCAAAATCACTGCTACGAGTGATAACGCTGAAAGCTGGTTTATAATGCTGCAAAACAAAGACGCTAATAACAGTCTATCTGGCAAACTACGCTTGAGACACGCTAAAGTTGAATGCGACTCAGAAGCGACGCCGTTCCAACCAAACCTATTGGCAGAACCTTATAACATGTGTCGTGAATACCCTAACGAGAACATTGTCAATCCTACAGTTAAGTTCCCAATTAAAACACCAAATAATCCTATTTCTGGTTTTGATATTTCAGAAGAATTAATAATAGGTGAAACTTATACGGTATCTTTAAAAGGGACTAAGCCAGCTAATAAAGAATTTCACTTATACTACGGAGAAGCAAATTACCAGCAGTCGCAGTCGCAGTATCAGGCAACTTTACTTCCTGTGGAAGGATTGGCAAATGTGTGGAGTGCCACTTTTACAGCCAGGAATACTAGTGAAACGACAAATTTACTTAGAGTAGCGTTATGGCAAAAACCTAATTCTGCAACATATGGTACTGTTCAAATCGACTGGCTTAAAATTGAAAAAGGAGCCACACGCACACCGATCAACGTGCCAACCTACAAAGGGCTAGGAATCCTAGACACGAACGACCCTACTAAATACGTATGGAACTATACCGAACTAGTAGACATCGACGGCATTCAAGGCGCACTAGAAAACGTCGAACAACGCACCGCAACACTAGAGGGCAAAGCGAACACAATCGACGGACGACTAAACAACGTCAGCACTGCACTAAACACCGTGCAAAGCACCGCGGATCAGATTCTAGCTGAGGTAACAGCGGCGGACGTGATGAAAGAAACAGACTTGCCGAGCTATCTAGCAAATAAACCGATTGTTGCCGGCGGTATGGCAGACTTCGCCGGTAAAGTGACAAAAAAGGTGCATCCAAATCCACATAAATGCGCTATTTATGCGTCAACTTATGACGGTCCGAGTACTATGCCAAATTTTGCTTACGAAGTTAATCAAAAAGCCTATGAAAAGTTAGCAAAAAATGACGGGGCATTGCAAAGCGCATCCACTAACGAAGCGGGAAAGATCGGAGCTTTCGCGTTCGAATTTGATTTAATATCACAAATTGCAAAAGACTATCCTTCTTTCTTTGACGACTGTCCAACGCAAGAAACGAAAGTAACGAAAATCCGTAACTATATCGAGAGCGCTGTGTTAACAATTCACTCTAAAAACACAAACGGCGAATGTTATATCAGTTCCGCAGTAGGCAACACGTGGCTCGCAGAAGTGAAAATAGGAAGTTACAACGAAAGTGCCGTAACTGAAAAAGTGTACGATCAATTAAAACAAAACTTATTCACGCGTGCACGTGTACAAGACGACGGTTCTATCATTTTCCGTGCAAGAACTCGGATAGTCCAAGAAGACGAAACAAACGTAGCAGTCAGACAAGAAGTCGGCTACGTACGCCTAGATTACACATTAAATCTAAGTTCTGACGACTTCCTAACACCGATCGAAAGAGACGTAACAAAAGACAATCTCACGCAAATCTTGTCGGATGATTCCGTATCAATGAAAGGCGTAATGGACTTTAAAGGAAAAGTTGGAAGTAACGTAGCTAATTGTTCACACGTGATGTATGAAAATACGACAGCGGCACTAGCGAAAAACATGAGCGAGATAAGCGTCGAAGCGCCGGATGCAGCCTATAACGCTATTCAAAACAAAGATGACGGATTAACTAGAACGCTAGAAACAGACGGCGTAACTGAGCATGTTCCACAAGCTAAATTTAAATTCAACTTAGTAACCGCAATCGAAAGAGAACATCCGCACCTATTCAAAGGGCTAACGACAACGAAACAAAAAGTTGACGTGCTAAAAGCGAAAATACAAGAAATGAAATTCAATATCTGGTGTAGAACGGAAGCAAGCTCAGGATACATTGCAATCGGAAGTTCGTTGGCAAATGCAGATGCGATCGACATGACACAAGTGAAAGACGTCGGACAAACAACCGAGTTCGCACGCGCTGAGTTCTACAGTAACGACAACCCTGCTTGCGTTAGACGTATCAACGACGACGGAACGATTTTGTATTTTGTACACGGAACGAAGGTGACGGCGGAACAACCACAGCCGAAAGTTATCATCGATTACGTGAGTCTAGAATACACGTTAAGTGACAAAATCAGCGAACATGTAGTGAAACAGAATGATACAAAATACCTCGATACAGTTTCTAAAACAACAACCGCTACGAGTGACATCGCAAAAATCAAAACGCTAATCGCTGGCATGTTACAAACCGAAACGATCAAACTCGACCAAAACAACACCGATTTCATTCGCACCGGCATGATTGTAATGCAAAGAACTATGAACACTGTTACGGTTTATGCATGTTTCCAAACGGCGAAAGAGTTGACGAAGGACGCGGAATTTTACGCACCGCCAGCAAATTTCAAACCGATTAACTCGATGGGTTTGGTTGACGGAAGTTACACCGGTGGAACGGATGCACAAATGTATTTCGATTACGAAAGCAATGGAACGTTAACAGCAAATACAACGATACCGGATGGAAGATGGTTCACAGGTAGCGGAACTTACATAGTCGACGTAGTGAAGTTACCTCAAGGGTTCTAAAATAAAAAAAGGAGACGATCAAAATGTTAACAATCATCTTAGCTATACTGCAAAGCATTCCACAAAACCCGCTGTTTATCGTGTTATTGGCGGCAATCGGATTGGATGTGTTTACTGGTTTTAGCAAGGCGGTTGTGCTCAAAAAACTCTCTAGTTCTATCGGACTAGAGGGTTTGATGAAGCACGCGAATGTATTGGTACTTAACGTAGTGGTATATGTGATCCTAACGATGATTAATTTAACAACTGGTATTCATTTCGTGTTAGGGTTCTACATCTTTACATATGCAATTTCAATCACTGAAAACTATTTAGAATGTGGCTTTCCGTTTCCAAAATCCGCGAAAGACTTGTTTATCAAACTACGAGACTTCGCAGATGATTCTATCGGAAACTTAGCAAATAAAAACAAAGGAGATAAAAAATAATGGCAGTAAATATGGATGGCGCAATCGCGTACGCAAAAAGATTTGTTGGTAAAGTTCCTTATGACATGAATGGTCCACGTGATCCGGAAAGAGGAACGGCTGACTGTAGTTCTTTCGTGTATTGGTCGGTTGTACGTGGCGGAGGCGGTAAACAATGGCAACACGCTTGGGCTCCTTCTACCGTGACTATGCCACAATGGTTATATGCCAACGGCTTTGAGTTGATTGCGGACAATAAATCATGGAACATGCAAAAAGGTGACATTGTTATCTGGGGAGAACCGGGCAATAGCTACGGAGCGAACGGTCATACAGGTATTTGCCTAGACAATCAAAATTGGATTGAAGAAACAGGTTACATTATGAACGTTGGTATTTTCAATCACGACCAACGACTAGCGCAAGCCGGATATCCTTATTGGCAAGTATTCCGCGTGAAAGGTGGCAACAAACCTGCACCAAGCAAGCCTACACCAAGTAAACCGAAACCAAGCAAGCCAAAAACACACGCACAAGCCGTGTTAGAAAGTCCGGCAATCCATCAAGGAAACGCGTGGGGCAAATTAGAGGTTTTGGATATGCCTAGCAAAAATAAACTACACGTAAGGGGTTGGTTAGTGCCAGATAAACCAACAGGACCAATCGGAACATACGCATATATCATCATCATGGAACACGGCACGAACAAAGAGTTAGCACGCGTGCAATCAGCGGGGTTTAAACGTGCGGACGTTAAAAAAGCGTATGGATACAAAGGTGGGGAACATCTAGGATTTGATGTGACGCTCAATGTAGGCTGGATGAAAGGAAAGAAAGTAGATGTTATCTTGCGTAGATGTAACAAAGCGAACGGAGAGGGCGCTGTGAATGACGTGAGAATCAAGGACATCTATTTGACAATTGTCTAAGCATTAGTTACGGTTTTTGTAACTATGCGAAAAAGAGGGCTTACGCCCTCTTTTTATTTTGGTCTTTGAAATATTTCTGGATGCCTTGCCGTGCCAGATTGTCCGCGCATCGGTTGTTTTCGCGCGCGTGCCAAGCGAGACCGCACATCTTAAATTTTCTCATCATCAATATAATGCGTTGTTCTAAGTTGGTTAACGGCAAATCAACATCGTCGATCAATTCGTTAATACGCCAGACTAGGCTGTTATTGTCACTCTTTATCACGAGCACAGTATCTTTTGCGCCGAACTCGTTCATAACGCGTTTTATTCCATAATATAAAGCCAACGTCTCGGCTTGCTGTGAGGTGTAAACGTCCTTTTCGTAGGTACTCCACTGATATTGCTTGCCGCCAACTAGTACTTGACAACCGATGCCGCACACGTGAGATTTCTCTCTAAAACTTGCGTCCGTACATAGCCACACAATCATAAGCAATCATCCTTTATTTTATTCACGAGGCATATAGCCTGCGCGTTTCAATTCCTCATATAAGAACAAGCGTCCTTTTTGTGTCCAATAGGTGCTAGGGTACGCCTTGCCGTTCTTTTCAAATGTTTTTGTCTTGATGTATCCTTTATTCTGATGTTTCGTGTATAAGATCCACTGTCCATTTACTTTATACTGAATGCCTAGTTCGTGAAGTAACGCATTAAACTGACGAGCGTTCATGCCGTAATCGGTAGCGACTTGCGTCACACACATAACGCCGTTACATTGTAAAATTTTATCGACATAATCAACTTTAGGTTCATACTCGGCGATTTTAGCGTTTGAAATTTCTAATTGCGCTTGTTTCTCTTTGTTCGCTTCTTCTAATGCCAATTTCTCTTTTTCTTTTTCAACTAATGCCTCTAAAGCTTCGAGGTAGGTAGTAGGTACTTTAGGTTGTTCAGTTTCTTTGATGTGCGTTTCCATATCGTTAAAACGTTCGACGTAGAAAGCGGCAAATCGTGTGCCTTTTGCGCCGGTCATACGTGTTCCGAATAATTCGCAACCTTTCTTAGTTAGACGGTACATTGGGCGTGTTTCGCCTTTGTTGTCAACGTAAATATCTTCGATAAAATAACTAGAATTTAACGCCCTCCGAATTTGGGATGATTTCTGTGCCTTGCTCGCCAAGATGTTTGATGATTGTATTGATATCTCGGATAACATGGTCGTGGCGTTTTCCTGTAGTCTCAGCAACTTCCAAGCTAGTGATTGTTTTCTCGATTGTTAGCATATTCTTTTTCCTCCTGTGATTTTAAATCAAATTCCGTCGTATGGGTTTAACGCTTCAATAGATACCGCCTGAATCAATTCCCAAATCTCGAACGGAGAGAGTTCAAGTTCTCCAAATACAGCGTTGTTAAAATGTAACGTCGCTTGAATCGCTATGATGACATCAAAAGGATGCAACGTTCCTTCTTGTTCGTGTAAAATTTTCTTCGCTGAATCGTATAACGTTTCTAACAATTGTTCTTTATCCATTGCTTTCGTCCTCCTTCACAACAATAACCATTTTTTTAATTTGATTTCGTGGAATCATATATTCTAATTCTAAAGTGTCTTTATTAAATAGCTCCAAGCCGTAGTCAGTGATCGCTAGTTTCGTATGTACAAAATACATTTCTCGTCCTTTATAAGTCGTTACGATCAATTGTGTTACATCTTCTAGCATGATTTTTCCTCCTTTCTATTCTGTTTCGCCTAACAAAATCGGCAAGATGTCATCCACATCACGTGCAAAGAAGAGGGTGGGTGGGAAGTTGTACGTTCCTTCTTGTTCTAATTTAACTAGTTGTTTTATCAAATCATCGTAGAAACCTTTGTAATTCAAGATGATGATTGGTACTTCATCTTTAGCGCCGACAGCGACTTTCGTCAGTACCTCAAACAATTCGTACATCGTGCCAGAACCACCGGGCAGAATGATAAACGCGTCGCCTAATTCGATCAAACGCGCTTGTCGATCGATCAAACGTTCTTCTAAGTAAAGTTCTTCACAATCCATGAACGGGCGTTCTAAGTGTGCTAATTCTTCGGGATAAACACCAATGTTATAACCGTTGTAATCATATGTTCCGGTTGCTACCGTGCCCATTACTCCCGAAACAGAACAACCGGTAACGGTGGCGTATTGGTTGACAGCTAACAGCTTGCCAACCTCATACCCTAGTTTTAAATAATCTTTATCCACATCATCGCGCGCGCTGCAAAATACACAAACATTTCCATAATGCATTATTCATCAACTCCCAATTGTTCTAACCAAGTTGCGCCGAAATCTTCGTACAAATCTAACAAGGCGGCGTTTGGGTTCTCAGATAATTCTAAAACTGCGCCGCAAGCAATTACCAACTGTGAAAATTCTTGCATATCCTCAACTGTCATACCTAAATCTACTGCTTTTTGTCCTAGCTCATCCAAACGTTCTCCGCCAATACCTAAGAATGCTACCATTTCCATTTCTTTCTTTTTATCCATTATTCTTCCTCCTTGCCATTTAGTGACTTTTGAATAGACGTACCAAAGTTATGCATTGATTTTCCTAAGTCATTGAAAGCTTTTTCGAGTGTTCCTTCGATTAGTTCGTCGTCGTCTTGATTCGCTAGTGTTACGTTTAGTTCGCTTAACGCTTCATCTAATGCTTTTTTCGCCTTGCCTAGTCTATGAACGAACCACAACACACGCAAAAACTTAACAACCTCATAACCAACAACCGCGCCTAACACGTAACAGACAAACATTAAAAATAGTTCCATTATTTTTCCGCCTTTCTAGTAAGTTCTGCCATGATTTCTTCTTTTGTGAAGCTCGTCCAATCTGTGATTTTTGAATGTTGAATTAAGGCGCCGTTGATTTTGATAAACGTGTTTTCCGGATTCATGTAGATGTGTGTGGCAAAATCAAAGAACGCTTTTAATTCAGCATCGTCTACACCAATCGCATAAACGCTTTTTTTCGTTTCCTTCATCCACATTAATAACTAGCAAATGTTCATACATACTGCTCACGCTCCTTTTTATCTTTTGCAATCAATTCTTTGTACAAATCATGTAACTTCGGATTATTGCCCCATTGAATCGGTTGACGCGCATTTTCGCGAGATAGTTGTGCCGCTAATGCCGCCGCATTTACAATCGGCAATCCTAACGCTATTAATTTTTCAAAACGTCCTTTTGTTTCAGGTTCTTTAATCTCTCGCAAGTCTTTCCAAATTTTATTTTCCATACCTGTTTCTTGTCCGTTATAGAGTAGTTTGTGCCCTTGTTGACTGAATACCAAGCGTGCAATATCTTCATGGTCTAAACTCAAAACAGAGTAGGCACAAGCAATATCATGCGATTGGATGTAGGCTAAGTTGTCCTCTCCTAACACGTCAGACCATTCTTTCAT